TTAAAAACAAGGCAAAAAGGATAAAATAATAATGGCTAGTAGCCCTAAACGGGGGTGCGGCCTAGATTTGACAATTAACGCCACTAGGTTTTTAACATAAAAGCCCGCGCCTCATATTTTCGCCCCTATGAAAAAACCCTTGTGCCCCCGAAATTTTTGGCTGGATTGTTGGCTAGACTACGCTATTTATTTTGAATAAATAAAACATATAAAAACACGGTTGCAGCCAATAAAACTAATACAAAATCTAATACAACACTCTTCTAAATTGATTCAAAACAGACTACAAAACAAGGATTATTCATTGATAACAGACTAGGATTTTATCAGAATATTTTTTAGTTTATTGTTGGCAGGATAATGTTTTTATTTTGTTTTGTGTGGAGATAAACAAGAATTGATTTTAGGATAGGATTATTTTTATTATTTTAATATATGGTAGTTAGTAGGTATTTTCTAGGGGATTTGAAAATGTTTTTCGTAAAATCCCCTAGCGTTAAAATATCTGCTTATTTAAGCATACCCCCTAAGTTTTTATAAGCTTGTTGTGCATCTTTTAATGTGTCGTAAGATTGCCATATTGTCCATTTGCCTTCTATAACCTTCTTTTTAACGTGGTATACGCCATGTTCTTTGGACAATTGTACCGTGATGCAACCATCTTCTAATCTTTCAACATACCCACAAGATAAGCCATAAGCAGATAAATTACCGCGTTTAGTTTTAATGTTCATCAATTGCCCCCTTAAATAACTTTACCATCTTGAGTGAAAAAATACTCGTTAGCCTCAAAATAATCTCGCATACATTCATCAGTGTAATGATGTTTAATATCGTTTTTCAAGTCATTCCCCGTTTGTTGCAATGCGTACTCGATAGCTAGTTTAATGCTACCGTGTTCACTGTAGGATTCATTAAAGGCCACTACTAATGTTTCATCAGCACAATAAGAAACATTAAAGGATTTTATGATACTGTTAACACGGTTTTTGTTCATACTTTGAAATTTACAATCGTTAATATCCGTTTCAAAATCTGCATGGTATTCATCATACGCCCAGTTAATCAGACTAACATTAAACAATTCTAAAAAGCGTTTAACGCCTTCTATGTGTTCATCACCCCAAAAATAGTTAATGTTTTCATAATAATAGTTACGGGCTTTGTCTTGAGCTTTGCCTTCTAACTCATTAAAAGTATAAGCATTGATAGTAATTTGTTTCATGGTTGCACCTGATATTTCCAATTATGGCAAGTGGAGTAATAAAGCGTTTCCTGCTTTGATATGTTCATCATATACAATATCGCATACAATGAACATATCAATTTAGGCCAATTACAATAAAGCTAGAATTTCTTGCTCAATATCAGCAAGTAATTCTACAGTTAATTCACTTAATGGTACAGTACGACAATATAAATTTACCGCCTTGTTGTCTCTACCGTACTCGTCAAGATTATAAGCAAAATCAATTACAACACAATCGGTATTTGTTTCGTTGTAAAAATTATCGGCACAATAATACATTGCCCGTGTTGTCGTATAATATGTGCCATCACAAAAGTTATTCTCATAATCATAGAATGATTCTTGTATATCCTCATCTTTGTTGATTATATCCCAGCACTCACTATTTGTTAAAGAGTAGCAATTATCAGATAATCCTTGCTCATCAATAAAGCATTGCATTGCTAACAATTGCTCATAAGAGGCCGCATTGCGTATTGCATCACATAATACGTTGCCACTGCCAATTGAATGCGATAGAGAATGCAATGTACTAATCATATAACCGCCATTATTCATAGACATAAACCCATCACGGCTTTTATACTCTATTGCATCAACTTCTTTATCACACCAATAACCATCGTATTGGGTATTAACACGTTCAGAGATATTAGTAAGCAGCTCAATAAGGGCTTGCTCAATTTTGGAATCTACAGTTAATTTATTCATCACATAATCACTCGTTTGTTGAAAGTAAGGCTATTATGACTACACTGTTATGTGTTGTCAACACAATTTTTATCGGTATCATGTACAATACTGCCAAAATCGCTTGTAAGCCAAAAATCCTGTACAATACAAGAATAACCACAATTAGCCTGCCCATTAGCGAACGCTATAGCATTTTTTAATGCGGCTAACTTACCATAAACACTTAACGCGCCTTTTTGTATATCACTGTTAAAAGATTCATCATAGCAAAAAACTTTTATTTGCTTGTTTGTTGCTTTTAAAAAGACTGCATAACATGACATAATAATCCCCTTAGCTTGCGGTATTAGTAATGGTAAAGTTAGTAAACTTGTGGTCAATTGCCCAATTGGTTGCCTGCTTAATCAGTGTCAATGGATAATCATTTGTTGTCAATTCCCATAATATCTTCCCTTTGTACATTACAGTACAATAACTAGAGTGTCTTGTGCCATAAACGTGGTAGCATACAATTCTAGCAGTCTTTTTTGATGTTTTCATAATAGCCTCAAAACGTAGTTTTATTTAAGACATTAGGGGTAATGTACAGTGTGCTATCATCTTGAGATAATACAAAATACTCTTGTGATTCTATACTGCAATTGGTTGCAAGTGTACGGGCTGCGATATTTACATTTTCGCTCAAATACTTGGACTCGTCATAAGGCAACCTAATAACAATTTTGTTATCAGTGGCTTTTAGACTAACTTTATTGTATCGCTTTTCTAGGGATACAGTGATAACGCCGTTAAACTTATTCATCATCACACCCCGTATTATAAACAGTGTGGGCAACATCTTCTAAGGCATACCAAGCCAAGGCATTGTAAACTGTTGTCTTATTGTCGCTTTTTGGATTATATAAGCCGTCCATAATTTCACATTGACTCATGCCTTTAAAACAAGTCCAATGTTCCAGCATACTAATAATTGATTCTCCACAATCACTTGATAATTCTTGTAAGCATTGCATGATTTTAGCTTTGTTACGCTTAGTGAATGCGGTTGTTTCGTTATAACTAATAAAGCCACTAACTCCACCACTTGCGCCATAATTTGCAATATCAGGTACGGACTCATAAAAAGATTCGCTATCGCCAAATTGTAACATTACCGCACGTTTTAAAGGGTGAACGGCTTTTTTAGCTTGTTTAATGTTGTAAGTAGTCATAATGCAATCACTCGTTGTTGGTTAAAAATCTACGGTAGAACCGTTTCGGTATGGCCATTATGCCTGTATTAAAAACTAAGTCAACATATTTTATAAATTATTTTCAATTATTTTTAGTGCTGAAAACATAGCTATATATAGCAAGCCAAAAAGCCTTTTTTTACATAGCAGATATAAAAGACAAATTCAATAACAAGATATAACTAATGTTAGCACAAGATGGGGCTAATGTTATCAAAACACTGGGTATTGTTTGTCGGGATTGTTGCGTAGCATTTATCAGGTCAACAAGGGGCAAGCTAGAACAGGATTAAAAATCCAGTGTGTTGAAAAAGCACCAAAACAAAAAGGATAGGACAGGATAATAATGGCTAGTAGCAGGGAATGGGGGTGCGGAACGGAATTAATAAAATAAAAACATCTAAAATTACACAAAATGGCTGCGCCTCATTTAAGGCTCTGTATGAAAAAATCCTCGTGTCCCAAAAATTCTTGGCAACTTTGTTGGTGAGGCATTTTATTTTATATAAATTATTTATAAATAATAAATGCGTTAATGCAGAATAAATAATCACCTTTATTCTGTTCTTATTATATCTAAATTATTATGTTTATTCAAGGAAGCGGATTATCTTTATAGCCAAAAATAGGCAGGATATAATGCAGAATTGTTGAAGATATAATGCAGATTAAAACTAAAATATAATAGAAAGTTAATAGTTTTATATTAGAAAATGGCTGCAATTTATAATGTTTTAATTTATAAACTACAGCCATTATATAGGCATTTTCTAGCAGATTTGAAAATGCTTTTTGTATAATTAAAATCTAGTAAAATATCAGTGTATTATTTCCATAATAGATATGCAGATAATACACCAACAACGATTAAACTGCTGCCGATTACTAACATAGCCTCAGCCACTCTATGTTTTTCTAGTTCGGCAGCGCGTTCCTTTCGCCTACTTGTTTCTTGCAGCCAATCATAATAGCCTTTAGTTTTCATTGTCCCACTCCGTTAATTCAAAAACATATTCTTTACTAGATTCATTCCGTCTAGTGTATTCCTCTGCTGCATCATTCTCGTGTTGCTGTAATTCAGCCTCGTCTGTGTTGTTCATGTATTTCAATACCCTTCTTCTCTAATAAAAACTTATAGAAAGCAGCTATGCTTGCAAATTGCTTTGGGTTGCCTTTATCATCTTTAATAATCATGTCATTAATAGCTACAGTGATACTATCAGATATATGACAATTCATAGCACCACCTGTAAACCCGTATTTGTGGTAGTAGATTATGTTCATGTGTAATTATCCACTAAGTATTGGGTATCTACAAAAGATGGGTTGCCGAACCCGTTAATAACATTATGAAGCACAGTAATACCTCTAAAGTGATTATTACCCGTGTAGCCTAAGTAATCCTCTTTGTGAAGATAACTCGCGCCACAAATAATACCAATCTGTAGTCCACCCGATAGTACAGGTCGGACTGCAATATCTAACACTTGACGATGGCCAACCACGAAACTTTGCCCCACTGTTTTAAGCATATTCAAAGCTGAACCACCTAGAGGTTTCCCCGTCAATTGGTTTTGAAGGTAATGCGTAAACCACACACCATTCACATCTACTGGTTTAAGGAAGTCGTGTACTTCCCAATCACTTAGGTTTAGTAAGTGATAACCAACAAATCCCTCCATTTCTGGGCTGTCCTTAGACACTCTCTGTAGTCGACAATTACCTGTAATATGGCACTTATTGTTTTGTCGTACCATAAAATTACTGTTAGGTATTTCTAAACAATAAACTTCCCCGCTGTAATCATACTCTAACTTTTTAATACCCTCTTGCTTTCTAGTAGTTCTTTGGTTCAAGTTTACACGCCATTGGTTGTCTCTATACTCTACTAAACTGGCAGACCATCCGTGTAATACTGCTGCCAACTGAACATCATCACAAATGCGTTTAGCACCATAAAATACTCGACTATTTGTACCCCTTGTTGGTAAACTCCCATCTGCTTCAATCAACTGTTCAAGAAACACATTAAATTGTCTATTTGACAAATGCTTCACCCACTCAGGTAGGTACTTGTTGGAGTCCACGCTAACAGGTAAGGTGTTCTTATCTAAGTAAAACTCCACACCTGCTTCTGGTTTCTTCAGCAAGACTTTCCCACAAATTTGTGTAATATGCCTATTGCGTACATTCTCTTTCCACTTAACCCCTGCGCCACTTAAAACATCTCGCACTTTGTGTGCATTGCTCTCTCTTTGGTACAAAACTTTGTTACCGTGTGGGGCATGGTAGCTATCTGTACATAACCAAGCAGCTAAACGTAAATCCTCATCTTTCACACCATAATCTTCGTTTTGGTTCAAGGAAGATATAACTTTGAAGTTTTTTGGTATGTCTTTGCTTTCTCTCACTTGTAGATAACCTGCTTGAGAGATGGTATACACACGGTGGCCTTCTGTGCAGTTTAAAAAGAAAGACCGCGAATCATACTTGTGCATCTTTCCATTATACTGCTTAGTAAACACAGTTGTTGGGTGTTGCCACTCTAAAGCACCATTATCTGTATAAGTAGCAACAAAATGCCCTGTAGTTACATCTTTAATATTAACAAATCCGTCCGTTGTTAACACCTCTGCATCACCAGTTAAACACTCGTGATTTCCTACATTAAATATCATACGAGGAGTCCAACGCTTCCTTTTATTAACTCGTAGACGCTCTTGCTCTTTCTTAATTGGTGCTAGGAGTAAGTCCATACCTTTGTTACCAACTTCAATGTCATCTTTCAACCGTCTACCTTCAAAACTTAGCTTACCTCTATCATAACTGCTAAGAGAAGGGAAATCATAGAAGTCCCCGATATTCACTATAACATCTGGTTTCTTGCTTGCTATGTAGTTACCAATGGCAGTAAGGTATGCTAAGTCAACGCCACCCTTCACTTGGCAATCTGAAATAACAACAATCTTTAACGGTTTCTGTGGTTTAATCATCAATGTTAACCTCGTAATTTATTAGTGCTTGATAGGCTCTTGGGTCAAGTTGGTCTTTGTATTTCTCTGCTAATTGTTTCACAACAGTTTCTTTGAAAGGTTTATAGGTTTCAAAAGCTAACTTCTCTACAGAAAATCTACCTAGATAAACCCTGTTTCCATCTACCCCTGCACACCTTACTTTAAACTTTCCACTCTCTTTTTCAAAATACACACCTAATGGTGAGCTTCCTTTCACATTGTTGCAGTTCACAAAAAGCCCGTTCAATTTTCTAGGTAAAAACACGCAAGTATCTTCTGAGTATAGTTTGTTTCCTTTGACTAATAAATCTTTATCTAACTGCCAGTAATCTCCGTTTTCGTCTTTATTCTTAAAACCAATTTGTGTTTGACACCACCTATAAAAATAAGTATAATGTTTAAAGTTATCTGAGACGTTGCAACCAGTATAAGATTTGTTTTTAACCCAACAAGCCTCTGTGCATCGTTCCAACATTCCAGACCACAGTTTATACTCTTTCAAATGTTTCCTGTTACCTTGCGTTGGACATTCCATACCTTTGATACCAATACCCCTAACTAGGAAAGACGAATTATTCATAACACCCCCTAAATATATAATTCAAAATATAGTCGAAGATACATCTCTCTCCAAGCAGCCCGTGTAACAGGGTTGGTAGATGTAATCCACTTATCATGCCACCGTACCAATTTATCTTGGTCTGTTAATAGATTCATTTTAAATACTTCTCAGGGGTAAAGTCAAAATCCTCGTTGTCAATCTCCTCTAATACCCACAACAAAGCTTCCTCAACACCTTGTTCGTAGGTCATATTAAAATGGTTAGACTCACACTTTTGAACATTATTCAATGCTTCCTCAATAATCGTTTTGTTCTTCATAACCTTTGCTCCGATTTAATAATATCTTCATATTGCCTTACTCTACCAACCTTTGTTCTAGCTGGCTCAATTCCACAGCTTAACAGCTTCTCTTTCTGTTTGTCAACAGATAACTTACTAAATGCAATAATATCTTTAGCTTTAGTAGCCTCTTCAAAAGAGATATTCAACTTATCAGCGTGTGTCTTAATTGTATGACAACCACTACACAATAACTGTAAATTATTTTCACCACTATCTAACAACAATAACCTAGCAAACCACTGACAATACTCCTCCCAATTAGAGAAGCTACCTGCTGCTACGATGTGGTCTACTTCTAAATGACTTGATGCAAACCAACTGTTACATTGATTGCATTGCCCCACTTTCTTGACTCTTGGGCTTGTTATGCCACTGTCTTTAAAGTTTGGTTGTGTGTTATTAGACTTGAATATTGATTTTACAGGGTAACGAGACCATATACGTCTTGATTGGCCTCGTAAGTATTGTAGAAAGGCTTTTTCGTCTTTCCAAAAGTTTAAGTACACATTTAGTTCTCCTGTGAATTGTTCTACATGATTATGCGTCACTTTTGACGGTACGGCGGTTTATACGTCAAAAGTGATTGCTATTCCGTGTTAGGCAGTCATTATCATGGCTTCTATTGCTGCTTCCCCTACCAGTTCAGATATGTGATAGCCTTGCCATTTCAAGTTAAGTTTTTCCAAAATATCTTTTGGTGGCCACCAAATAACGCTCTCAACAACTAATTTATGTTCTCTGCTGTAAACAGTTTCCCCGACTCTAGGTACTGCCTTTGCGTTTTTTAAGAGCAGCCCTTTGGTTGTGGATGCTACAATAATGTGCATTTATCTCCTCCAATTCATCGTTAAAAATGCCTAACATCACAATCAAGCGGAACGCACCCCAGCCGATTAGTACGTTAATTAAGTTTTAAAAGAGGGTGCGTCCTCTTATTGTTGGTGTTACACCTCAGTCATCATTTCATGTTTTGTAAGCAGCTTATCCGCCTCTTCAACTTCTTTCTCTTTAACTATTGCAGCCACCTTAGCATTAATCAAACCCTTTGACAAGCCATATTTTTCACTGACACCACTAACATCTTCTTTATATATTAGTGTATCAGCCTCAATCTTACGCTTATGGTACACTAAATTAGCAACAGCTTCTTTAAATGTCTTGAGCTTTTCTTTATCATTGATAATATCTGTTAGTACAGCGTTATCGTTGTTTTCAGGGCGACCACGCTTCTTTTGTTCACTCATTGTTTATCCCTCAAACCCTTATGCAAGGTGTATTCGTTTTCAACCACTTTCCACCTAAAAATACTGTTAGGTGGAAAAGACCTGTTTATTACAGCAGCGATAATTTCTGCATCGTCTTTGTGTAGCAGAGGTAGGTTTAAGAACTCCTCCTCCGCTAACTGCATATCCAACCTGTAATACCTAACTATCCTCATTTTCATCACCTAAAGCATCTAGGCAAGTGCTAAACAACAGATTAGACGCTAATGCACCTGCTAGTCCATTATCTTTAATAATTAAGAAAATCTCATCTAAAAGCTCCATTGCTTTCTGTACAGTTTCCTCATCTGTTGTCTTTGTAGCGTGTTCCATAAAATCTTCAAAATGACTCATTTGCTTTCTCCTGCTCCAAACACTAATAACCAACCAAAACATATTGTAGGTAGCACAACAGCCCACATACTTTCAACAGCTACACCAAATCCAATGTGCATAGGGAACAACACAAAGAATATATATGTTAAGCAGCCAACTAAGAATAGTGCAGGTGTTGATGCTTTCTTTGGGGTATCGGGTTTACCTGCATCTTCTTTAAATGTAACCCCACCTGATTTAATTGATGGTGTGAATGAATTTATCATATTAACTCCCAATCACTGTTAAATATAGTTTACCTTCCATACCTGTGAGTGCTTCAAACTCTTCTTTGGCTTTAGCAACATCACCATCTGTATAGCTCACCTCGATGTACCCATAATCAGGTGCATTGTTAATGTGAATACCAAACAAACCTTGACCATCACCATCATAATACGGTGGGAAGTCGTGTAACTCTCCCACTTCAATCAACATTGAAATCTTCTCTAGGCTTGCATCGCCTTTAATATTGTCCCACTCTGCACCAAATACGATAGCTGCGTTATATTCTATACTCATATTACACTCTCTTGAATAGTTGGGCTGTTGTTAGCAGCCCGTTTGTTTCGTTTGCTTTGTTGTTAACGAGGTCAAAGCTCCCCTTAATTAAAAGGTAAATCGTCCCCGTCATCTAAATCTTCTGCTAACGGTGCAGGCTTAGGCTTAACAGCCTCTTTAGCAGTCTTAGTCTCGCTTGGTTTATAAGCCTGACGTTGTTCTGCATCTGCCTCGTCTTCAACAACATTACCGAAAGGGTTGGCGTTCCCGCCATACTCAATTAAGTCAAAAATACAAATACTATTTAACTTAGCAAACGTACCGAACTTATTCTCAACTACACCATAAGCAGCTTTCCCTTTACTACCATTACCTACCAACTTTTTCTTAGTAATATCTATAACATTGTTGCCACCAATGTCTTGATATACTTTCGGTTGATACATTTCCTTGCCATCCGCATTGTGGGTATTCTGCGACAACTTAATAATATACTGTTCATCTTGGTCAGGGAATGGTAGGTCTGTTTTGTATTTAGCTACAAACTCTGCGTTGTCTAGCTCTTTGGCAGGTTGCTTCTTAAACTTCTTATTCCACTCTTTTGCTGTTTTTTTGTCTACAACAGCAGATGTCTTCCATTCTGTGTCCTCTGACTCATACTTTTTAGTAGGTGTTTGAATACAGGTATAAAAGAAAGTTACGTTGTTTAAAATCTCAGTAGCCATGTTTAAATTTCCTCGTTGTCTTACGTTGTTGTGGCATTATGCCGTTGTATAAGCAGCTCGTTGTTCAAACTGCTTATATTCATCTATCTTAACACATTTTAATGTTGTGTCAAACATTTAATTAAATATTTTAATTCCCCGTCCACACATACCACCGTCCGTGTCGCTCCATTTTTGTCGTCCATCTACCCTCAGCAAGCAGTCTTTTCCTTCTTTTACTATTTTGCTTAAAGCGTGTTTTAGCCAACCTAAAAAGAAACTTTTTAGAGTTCGTTGTAAAAATTTATCATAATCTTTTTCAATTTGTTTATATAGTGAGTTAATACTCATCACTTACTCCAAAGCTCTTTAGCTTTCTGTAAAGCTAATATTAAGTTGTCAATATCATTAATAGCAATATACCCACTAGGGTCAACATTTCTGTCAAGTAATATCACTTCTTGACAGCCAATACGTTTTTCTAGCGCACAAGAATTAATATTATTACCATCCCCGAATTTAATCTCTGTAATAGGCTCGTCACCTGTTTTACGAATATCTAAAGTTGTCATATCATCTCTCCCCTTGTTTGTGTTTAGGTATTATCCGTTAAAATAATACCTTTGTCAACTGTTTTAGTGAACATCTTTCCAGCTACCATTCTTACTCATCTTGCCCTCACCATCAAGCTCAATTGGTAGCTTTAAGAACTCACCAGCTTCAATGATACACTTAACACTCATTGCACGAATATCTTCTTCAATACCGTCTAACACCTCAAAGCTATACTCATCGTGAAAAAGGCTTACCCGTCTCACCATCTTCCCTTTGTGCAAATAGTATGGTCTGCCAACATCATCAATGTACATTCTGCCTAGTTTAGCATCCATTAAACAAGCTGCTAACGATTGACAAATAGCTCCAAGAGATTGCCCTAGACAGTTAATCAATACATTCTTACCCCTGATAGAAAGTATTCTACCATCCCAAGCAGGTAGATATTTTTTCTTACCTGCTGTGTCGTAGTAATTCTCTGCCGCCTCTTTTAGCTTACCTAGTCCATAATTAGCTGTCCAGTAGTTATCGTATGCCACCTGCGCTGCTTGCTTTGATAGCCCTAAACTACTTGCCAACTTAGGAACGCCCCCACCGTAGGCAAGCAAATATGCACCCGTCTTTGCTTTATTACGATAAGGCTTAAACTCAGGTAAATCTTTCAACCCAACAGTGTCTATACTAAATTTGTCAGCTATCTCAGGGAAGAAAGCAAAGGCATTAAAACTGTGACTATCACCTCTTAGGATTAGTTCAGCAAATGCTCCACCATCATGCTTCATTGTGTAGGCGGCTAATGTTCTATTCTCTAAGGCAGCACTATCCGTCCCAATATACCAATTCCCCTCATCAACACAGAATAAATCCCTCATCTCAGCACCTAGAAGCACTTTAGGGTCTGCTTTAGGGCAGTTCACCACTGTGCGGTGACGCACCCTAAATGTGGGTGTGTAGCCACTAATCTCAGCACTAAGTCTACCATCAAAATCAATACGCCAATTGTTAAGCCAACCCTCAACAACAGAACGCCTATTACGGTATGATAAATATTTAACAACCTTAGCAGGTATCTCAGCTTCCATTCTTAGTAAATTAGGGCAGATATTACCCATCACCATTATCTTAGGTGTTGTCTTAACAACCTTACCGTTCTCTCTTAGTGGCTTACCATCTTCACCCTTCTTTAAATTCCAATGTTCATCACTAGGCTTCCAGCCATTTTCCATGAACCATTGTTTAAGTTCTGCATTATCATCAATCTCCATCGGTATTTTAACGTCTAGCACCTCGTTGGCTTTAATATCAGCCACAAGACCATAAGCATGAATCTTACCATCAATCACCTCAGCATTGTGCTTAGACAACCAAGTAGTGAAGGTAGTAGAGTAGTCGCCATTAGCTTTGAATGGTTTAGCAGGGATTTTGTAGAAAGATTTCTCACTTTCTTTTAGTCCCCTGTTAGGTAGCACACAATCAACTTCCTTCTTGATTCTATCCATCTCTACAGTTACGTTCTCTACTAACTTCTTCGCTTTCTCTACGTTAAACTTAACACCCGTGTAAGCCTGTGCTTGGTATAGGAAATAGTCCTTTTGTATCTGCTTAAATGAAGGATGAATCCAATTGTCCTTACCATACATCTCTTGTGCTAATTTCCACAACTTATTAAACACCGTAATACCAGCGTCAACGTCAGCATCACAGTAGGTGTCCATGTATTCATTGTAGAAACTAAACTCAAAACCTTTAGGCGAGTCTTTAGGCATAACACCTGTTTCGATTAAGTGTTTTCTATAATCAATCTTCTCATTATCGTTACCGCTTGATAGGTAAGCTAATGAGTGTGATAAGGAGTCTGGTTGTAAGTATTGAGAAAGAATTAGTGTATCAACAAACTGAACGTGCTTACTACCAAGCCAATCCTTACCTTTCTTGCCTACTCTCGGTTGAATATTAAAGAATTTCCACAGCATCCATGTATCAAAACCCAATCCATTATGCTGTACAACTAAAGCACCGTCTTCAAATGAGTTTATCCATTCAAGTATTTTAGTTGTGCAATCTTCCTTAAACGGGTAGACACTCATTGAGCGAGTGTTATCAAGGGTTTTAAATTTGATGTACCAAATCTTTTTTGATTGTAAGTAGAATCCATCGGACTCTAGGTCAAAGTACCAACCGTTCATTTTCTATCTTCCAAATAAATAAAGGTGAAGCATAACACCTCACCTTTATAATTACAACCCTAAATACTTAAAGCAAAGAACTTCTCTTTCACTTTCTGACTGACATACTTCCCAACATCTTTCGGTTCTAACCCATTAGCTGCCATTGTATCAATCTCCTCTTTCAACACATCATTCATCACCCACTTGATAACCTCGCCAAGCTTCTTAATATCAACACTTTCACTATTAAAAACATTTTCAATAGCTTGATTGAATCGGCTATCTGTTACTACACTATCAGCAAACTCAACAGCACTACCAACCTTTTCAACATCCACAGATGCCAATGTTTTAACTTTACTGGACGAATGTTTCTCGCCTTTCACTTTGAAGCGTAACACTTGATTGTTCCACTCTGCTGTCCATACAACGCCTTCACCGATACCACTAACACCAAAGTATTTAGCAACTGGACATTCATTCTCTACTGCTTCTGTAATCTCTGCTAGTATGTTTTGCACTAACTCTGGACAGTTGAAGTCAATATTAACAGAGTATACATCAAATGCTGTAATTGAGAATACACGCACTTCGGAATTATAGAGCCAATTCCCTTGTAACCTACCATTAGGAAAGGTAACTCTCTCTACAGCTTCTCCATCTTTCAAATACTCTAAGTAGAATGGGTAGAATGCTTTGCTAGTCTCGCATAACCCAACACCTTTTTGAATATTACCTCCAGCCCACTCGCCATACACAATTATCGTATCATAAGCAAAGAACGCGTCTATATCTTTGAGAGTTTTTTGAAAAAACTCTTTATGACTCTCCACCCAAAATGCAAATCCAGCGTTATCCTTTTCAACTGATAAAATACGCTCACGACTTTGACACCACAAACCGTCTTGCTTGCTATAACCAATAGCTGCATTTGTACCGTGCAGCTTCACTGTACCTGTGAATGTAATTGTTGGTAACGGGCGTGTGTAATCAAAGATTGGTTTACCTTCTTCATCTTGCCCTACATAACTGCTTGTATCCTTCACTTGTTTCACTACTGAACGGAATTGTTCAATGGAAGGAAAGCGTTTAAAGTTCTTCATATATACCTCTTTGTTTGTTAATAGGTGAATATTACTTCCATGTAATATGGTTGTCAATTAAAATGTTGGCTTCTTAATCTGTGTAAAATAATACTCTTTATCGTACAAGGTATGTGTCTCATTCTCGTAGAATATTTCACAAGCCAACCCCGTAACACCTGTATCACGAGACTTCAATAAATACACTTGTGTTGTGTTACGCTCAACATCGTCCTCACTCGTTTTATCACGCTTCAATGAGATGTTAATACCAGCACTACGGTATTGTGTACCACTACCGATAGTGGCTTCCTCCGTTAAGAACGCGCCTTGACTTGCGGCTTTCTGACCACCACCAGACTTACGAGTATGGCTAATATTAATCAAGATACAATTATACTGCTTAACAATGTTCTTTTGCCATTTCATTTGCTTATCTACCTCCTCAATAGACAACCCAGCAAATACGTCACTGATAACATCAAATACAATAACCCTAACACCAAACGATGTAATCAACTCCTCTACTTTACTTTGTAGTTCTGTATAGTCGCCCCTATCATCTAAGATGTACATACGAGGACTGCCATCCTCATAACTAAATAATTCTTTAGCTTTTGTTTCCATATACTCGCTTGTTACAACAGAATGTTTTTCATCTTTATCGCTAATCAAGGCTAACTTCTTACCCGCATAGCACGACAATAAGTTTTCGCCATAAGCTGCGCTATCAGCCTCAAGGGATACTACGCTTGTTAAAATGTTACACTCTTTTGCCCAGTGAATAACGCATTGGTTAATTAAACTAGAGTTGTGTGTAATCTGCATATCTGGTAAACAGTATAAATTGTCACCATCTACTTCAAACCCATAATACTCCCCGACTCCTTGTTCGGCAATACTCAAACTAACTCTTTGCGTATTCTTGTTAGGAGTATTGTTAGCTTTCTTTCTCGGCAATCTGTTCGGTATTTTATCAGCCCCCCCACTAATAAATATTCTCGAGTACCAAGCTCCATCAAAGTTTTGACACTTGCAGAATTTATCTTTCTGTGAAACAGTCAGCCCTAAAGACCTTGCCAATAAAACAATATCATCTGCAAGCTGATTCTTTTTAAGTGTCATTTCAAAACAGCCGCGTTCTAAAAAACCATCGCCATCTAAAAATCCTGCCAACAATTCTAAACGTGTCTTGTAGTCAGCAAGCATGAACTTCTTAGGGATATGTTTATTGTTCAATACTCCCCAATCATCGCGCAACTTTGATAACATGCCTCCCGATAAGTCGTAGGATTTTGAACCAACCCTATCACCACTAGGCGATGTGTTTACTCCATAACCTTTAGACTCTGCAAAAGATAAGAGTATTTCATGTAGCACCATATCCTTCTTACCTAAAGTAAATTGTGGCTTACTAGACGTTCCTTCTGCTAGCCACAAGCCAAGTATATAGGCATCCTCTACATAGTAATCTCCAAGATTCTTTAAGTCTGCTTTTACGCCACAAATGTTATGGTTTTTATAACAACTTGGTAACTCGTAAAAATCTTTTGCTGACATCGTAAAACGCTTGTTTACTTCTATATTGCGTTGAGGCAATCGTCTGTTGCTCTCAAGGACAATCAAATGCTCACTGTTAACTGTATAAGGCATACCTTTGTTTGGTGTTACTTTGTAAATCATATCCACTCCTTTATGGGTAGCTAAGACGTTGCGTGGGTTGCCATCTGCCCCCATAACTTTATCGCCTACTACAACATCTTCAACCAACTTCTTAGACAAGTCAGACATTAGTATTTCTTGGCCTTTGCCATGACATTTGCCACTCCCTGACCCCGCAAGAATATTAACAATAAACCCATAAGTGATACCACCTGAAAGCATCTTGTTAAGCTTCTCAAGGAATGGCGGGAATGGTAAACGCTCTAATAATGAACGCTGAACAACTTCT